TTGCTTCATACAGGAGGCCTATTTACGACCGAAGAAAACTACAATTACCGAACCAGTCAGACGCTGCTTCACAATCCGTTTCCCGGTAACGGAAAGTCGAAAATCCCCATCATTCCAAAGTTCCAAGAAAAGCCCGGAGACTTTGACGATCTTTTGTTGATAGGCTTCGACAAGACCCATTTTGAGGATCAGAATCATCTTGACCGGACCATCTCAGATAAAAGTGACTTGTCTGCTGCTTATAAACCACTGGTATTACCGGATTTCACAGGCCGTTTCATGACACGCGGACGATCGGAGTATCTTTCGGGGTACTCCGATTTTTTTTGTTAATTGGAAAGCGGAGCCGATTGCTCTGGCCATCGGCGTGGATGCCAAGACCCTCTCCGGCATCCTGGGCCACACCAAGGCCAGCTTCCCCTTGGACACCTACGCCAACGTCACCGACGATATACAGCGGCAGGCGGCCCAGGTGATGGACACCTTCATGACCGAGATCTTCGGAAAGGGGCTGATACCATGGCAAAGCGGCGAAAGCCCGGCAGCGGCAATCAGATCGGCGATCACCTCTGGGAAGGGCGGTATTCACCCGGAGGGCCGGACGGCAAGCAGAGCTCCTGGAATGTCTACGGCCATACCCCGGAAGAGTGCGAGGAGAAGCTGAGAGTTCTGATTGCCGCCATGAAAGCGAAAAAAGAAACTCCCGCGGATGCGGGAGTTTTCCTGTCTGTGGTATTTCTGTGGTCAATCAAAAACAGCAAAAATTTAGAACACTGCAAATGCACGAAAAAGTTGCAAAAAGCAAAAAAGCTCCTGATTTCGCAAGAAATCAGGAGCTTTTTGGTGGAGACTACTGGACTCGAACTTTTGATAGACCTTTTTCTTTGCTGTTTATGTATGTTTTTCTGTACTAACAGTGCAAATTTGGGGGGATTTCTGTATCAAATAGCATTGCCTAGCACTTTGGGATATCCGTGGTTAAAGGGTAAAATAAGGGTAACTGCCAGCTCCTGTCATGAGCCAACCGGGTCCGCCTTGCTCAGCAGACAACGTATTTGGGGAAAAGAAATATTGAAATATGTATTGACAATATTATATTTTATGATATAATTAAATCATAAAAGCAAAGAGACAATATAGGAGGAAAAATCATGAAACACTATGAATACTGTGTTTGCAAAGACGGCTGGATGATGGGCGCTTATATGGACAACAAGAAGCGCGCCGAGGAATGTGCTGCTCGTTATGCCTCCAAGTATCCGGGGAGCAAGATTGAGATCAAACTCAACGTCTATGACGAGATGGAGTACCGCTATTTTAAGGAGGTTGGCTGCTAATGACTAACAGGGAAGCGTATGTTTTCGGGTGGGTATTCGGCCGGATTAACGCAGAAGTGTTTCCGGGTGAGATTGGTCCTGATCCTTGGGAAGCCTGCATGAGGCCATATACCTGTAGCGCACAGGTGATTTCCGCCGCCCATGAAAAGGGGCTCCTGTCTGGAGACTTGGACCAGCAGATCGGGGAGGCGCTGTCCGAAATCAATAGCATTGAGCCGGAGATGGACGGTGGCTCCGAAAAGGTCCAGCCATTGGAAATACAAGGCTCCTGGCAGCTCGGCTATTATGCGGGCAAAGGGAAGCGTCTGCTGGCCGATGCCGGATTTGACATTGCCGCGGCCCGCAAAGCCAAAAAACTGACGCAGGCGCAGCTTGCGGATGCCATGGGCGTAGATCAGGCGGTGATCTCCCGCTGGGAGAGCGGCAAGGTCAGCCCCAACGCTGAGAACTTGGCAAAGCTGAAAGAACTGCTTGGGTGATCGCATGGCCGTTGTTGTGAAGCCCCGTACCTGCCGCCAGTGCGGCACCGTCTTTGACGGCGGCCCGCGGGCCTGGTACTGTCCCACCTGCCGGCGTGAGCGGGCAAAGGAGGCAAACCGCCGGCATCGAGCCAAAGGCCGCGTTGCAGATCGGCCACTTGGCAGCACGGACAAGTGCGTCCGCTGCGGGAACGAATACACTGTGCGATCCGCCCGGCAGAAATACTGCCCGGACTGCGCCTATGAGGGCATCCGGGAAGCGGACCGTCCCATGTCCCGGAAGTGGAACCAGGAACACAAAGACACATACTATCCAGCCCGGAATGCAAAGCGCCGCAAAAAGCCGGGGGAGTGCTAAGCTCCCACCGGCCTTTTGCGGCTTATTGCGTCACATACCGCCCCATCTTGATCAGCAGCATCCGGACCGAGTTCGCCGTGAAATCCAGCGCCTTCCACCGCTCCGGACTATCAATGATCCCGGCGGCCGCCAGAGCGTCCACAGCGGCCTCCAGCTCCGGGTCCGTGTCCTGGGACTCCTGGCCGCCGCAGAGGGCCAGGAACGCCTCCCAGGCGCCCGCTGTGGCCCGAATTGTCTTTGGGCAGTCCTTGCCGTTCCAGCGGTTGTGCTGGACCACCCGTTCCAGCGGGATGTCGTGCCGCTCCATCAGCAGCCGCACCAGCGCCGCCGCGTTGGCCCTGGCCTGCTCAAAATCCCCTCCGGCATCCACGCAGATCTCGATGCCGATGCTGGTGGCGTTGCCCGGGCCGCTGCCGCCGTCCCCGGCGTGGTAGGCCCGCTCATTGTCCGGCAGGTGCTGGTAGATGCTGTGGTCATCTACGGTATAGTGCCAGCTCACCGGAGCATCCCGGGCGGAGCTGCCTCGCAGGTACGCCGCATGTGCCGCAGCATCGGCGCCCCTGGCAAAGTTGCCGGTCTCGTGGATGGTGATATAGGTGTCCGGATTGCTTCCGCCCGGCCGGTTGTCGGCTTCGGCTGGCAGGATGTCCTGGAGGACCCGCAGCCCCGTATCGGTCACCAGACCCTCCTCTGCGGCCTCCACGGGCCGCAGGTAGTCCATGGACACCCAGCCCCGGTCCGTCTGCCCCCAGCCGTCCCGGACGGCCTGGACGGCCACCACGGCGCCGTAGGAATAGCCTCCCAGCTTGTCAAAGGATGTGCCTGGCCCCTTTCGGATATTGAGGCCGCTTTGGGCCGTCACCACATACTGCCCGCCGGTGGTGTCAGATTCGGACACATCGTCCGCCAAGTGGACCACGAGATAGTAGGGGATCACCCGGTCCGCGTCACAAACAAAGCCGTTGCCCGCCCGGTCCCGGTAGCACACGGACCCGCCGCCGTCCAGCATCACCGCACTGTCCCAGCCGGCGGCCGCCAGCACGTCCCGCAGCTCCTCCGGGGTGTAGGGCGTCTGGGTGACGAGATAGGCAAACCGCCCCTCCTTGGTGCCGATGGCTTGGCGGGGCCGCCTGCCGCCCATGTCCGGCTGATAGTGGGGTGCCGCCAGCGGCTCCCCCTCCACGACGAGGGCCACGCACTCCACATAGTTGTCCGCCTCACAGGGCAGCCGCTCCATGGCATAGTCCTGCGCGTCGGTGCCCCATGCCATGCCCCACACATGGTAGTCCGGCGCGCCGTACACCACGCCGTCTCCCCTCAGGTGGCAGCAGGCAGACAAATCTCTGAGGAAGATCGGCCCGCCGAACACAAAGCTGCCGCCGGTCTCCTGCAGGATTTTGTCCAGCTCCGTCTCCCGGTACCGCTTGATGTTGTTGTAGATCTGCACCCGCCGGATCTGCGCCAGCGGGTAGGTTGCCGCAAACTGCATAGATTGCCTCCTTACCGACAGCGGCAGGCAGGATGGTCCCGCCTGCCGCTCTATATTATGCCTGCTTATGTTCGCCTTGAACCGCTCCCTGCTCTGACAGGACAATCGCTCCGCTTTGCAGTTCAGCAATACCTTCTGCCTGGGAGCTCCGCTTCTCCGCCTGTGTACCGAAGTAGAAGGCGATTACCACCGTGAATACCGTTAAGAACTGATCTGTGGTCACGTGGCCGGCAATGGCCAGATAAGCAAAGACGCATGTGAGCACAATTGTCACAATGCTCTTGACCGCCAGCAGGTTGGCTGCCCGCTTTTTCAGCAGCTCTATCTCAGTCCTCCTCCGTCAGCACGTCACCCCGCAGGCGGTAGCACCGGCCGCCGATGTACACATAGGCCGTCTCCTGCCCCATGTCCACGTCCACGGTGCGGCCGTCCGCCACGCGGACCTTCTCCAGGCAGCCCACGCCGTGGTCCATAAGCCCCCAGCCGTTGGCCTCGTCCGGCGTCTCACCCACACGGGTTTCCGCCAGCTCCTGAGCGGAGAAGAGATTGCGGGTGGGGTCAAGCTGGAGTCCGCAATCCAGCTTCTTCAGCTCCTGGTTGGTCTCGTCCAGAGGCTTGTCCCCTCTGGTGTAGTGATGCAAGATTTCCTCAAGATTTTTCATGGTATGTACTCCTTTCAAATTTCCGGCTGGTGCCGGGTATTAAACTTTACTGAATTGGTGCGCTGCCTCGTCCCGGACAAAGTCTACATACGCTTCTTTGGCGCTGTCGGCCGCCGTCATGGCCTCCTCCACGTCGCCATTGGTATGCTGCCCGGCCAGCTTCTTGGCCGTGGTCAGAGACAGCGAGCATGTGGCGTACATCAGCTCCATGGCAAGCCGGCTCTCTTTTTCCCGGCGCTGCGCCCGGGCTTCCGTTCGTTTGGTGCTGATTCGGGCCCTCCGCTCCGCCAGAGCCGACAAAACAGCCGCCACCCCTGCAATCAGCGCACAGATCACTTCCGTAGTCATGGGACTCTCCTCCCCCTCCTATGGTCTAAGTAGTTTGTACATTGGCCGCGGTCCCCGCCCGGATCTCCAGGCCATGAAATCAAACATTACGATGGCCGGGAGGGATAACGCCACCCACAGCATCCAGTATGCAAGGCAAACCTGGCCTAAGATGTTGAACACCATCCCGGAATAATCCCACACGTCCCACCCCAGCCAGAGATTAACGATACAGCCCACCACAAACTCCGCCGCCGTGATGATGGTACCGCCGATCACGGCCTGGAGCCACAGGGGCGTCTCCCACGGGATGACGGTGTCGTTTGCGATGTCCAGCGGGATGGAAATGACCGCTGCCAGCACCAGCATGGTCCAGTGCGTGTGCCCCCTCCATAGGATTTCCAGCCCGCCGTACAGGGCCCCGAAAAAAATCCAGCCACACACCCGCCAGAAGGTGATCTGCACACCCCGGACCACTTTTCGGCCCGCTTTCAGAATGCCTGCACGGTTATACATCGGCATCCCCCTCCTCCACGATTACCCCGGCATAGTCAATGACCACAGCCTCCACCGCTTCCGCTGTCCTGGCATTGTAGATGGCAGCCTTGATCTTCTCCTGGTACCGGCGGTATGGATATACATAAGCGGAAATAGCTATGGATAGGGCGGTATATTCGGGCTCCTCAAACGCCCGACACTCCTCCTTTTGGGCGTGCCATTCCAGCACGGCAGGCTGTCCGGCGGCCTTGTTCGCCTGGTACTGCATAAGATTCAATGCCAATTCGTTTTGGTCCTGTTCCTCCACGCCATATCGCTTCCCGTCCAACCACGTCAGCGGATGAGAAGCAAGCCAAGCAGCCAGAGCAGCCTTGTTCTCCGCCTGACGCTCTGACTTGATCTCGTGCAGTGGACGGGTATCCGGGATGTCCTCAACAGTGACTTCACCGTTATAAGCTTCTTTCAGAGCATCAGCGTATGCCGTTTCGGTGTATTTACACTGCTTATCATTGAAAACTTGACGAAGATCCGGTTTTTCTTCTGTCCCATAATTTTTTTCGGACACAATTTGGAACTTAATGATTTTCACGCACAAATCTCCTTAGTCTGTGGTTTTTGTGTATCTAATCAAAACAAGCACACTGCTTTTGGATAAATCCCTATTCGTTTCAATGGTGATTGTTTTTGCATTTACATCAATTGACACTACACCTGAGTGCCCAATTAGGTTTGCTCCACCCAGCGTTCCATGCAATCCCGCGCATTGCTGGAAATTTTCAATGTTGTGTGCGATAGAACTTGATGCCGAATTAGGGGCAGCCCCAAAGTTTACCAATTTTGCATAAACAGGAGCCTCTTGCCACCGCTCGGTCGTTCGGTACTCGACGCCCAACTGCATGGGCGGATGCTCCCACTCAAACGGAAACCACACTGACGGGCTTGACGATGAGGGATACCGGTGCTTGAACATTCGCCATCCACACAGCCACATGTCTGCACTGCCGATATTGGATAGTACCGCATAGTTGGCGTCGCTCTTGTATAAAAGCGATAACGTAGTACCTGCATTGCCGTATACTGCTGGCGGATAGGCCCGCACCAGTTTTGCCGTCTTGTCCGGCATCGCGTCCAGTACGGCGTCTACCTTGGCGCAGTATGTCTCATAGGATTCCTCCGCGCTGGCGGCCGCAATTTCCTGTATCGCATCCCCGAAGCCAAACCCGCCAGGAGCCGCCCCCACGTCCGCCGCTGTCAGGCCCCGGATCACGTCAGTGATGGAAATATCTGTCCAATGTCCGGCGGTCCATGCCTCCGGCTGCGCAATGTCCTGATTGGCCCGGTGCAGCAGCCCGCCCCGGGAGCAGAAATCTCCCTTCCGGTAGGTTGTCCCGGCGTTATACGCCGCCGCGGCCGCCATGGCCAGCAGCACCTGCCGGTCGATCTTCTCCCAGTTTTGGTTGAGCATGGTTTCAATATTAAAGGTGTCGGCTCCGTCCGCCACAGGATCCTTCATCAAAAGGTTCAGATTGGGCGTATAGCTCGCCATTACTCTCTCCCTCCCGCAAATTGTTTGAGCGTCAGCTGCTGCATCTGGGTCAGTGTCTTAACCTGGTGGATCTCCCGGATCAGGAGATATCGGAAGAAGTAATCTATGGGCAGATGGGCCGGGATGGTGCGGCCGATGGCCTCCTGCAGCGCCTGCAGGTCCTCCGGTACCCCATAGTCTCCCACAAAGGTCACCTGGATCCTGCCGCCTGCAAAGTCCACATCCACCTCGCCGTTGCGCCAGGCGTCCGCCACGGCCTGGATGGTCTCAATGCTCACCTTACCGCTGGAGCGGTATCGGGCAGCCAATACGCTGCGCCGGCTCTCCAGGGTGGCGCCGACAGGCGGCACGATCCCCGCCGCCCGCTCCTCGATCTCCAACGCCCAGGTGATGGTTTCCAGGGACAGCTGCGCCCGGAGCTCCAGGGACCGTCGGCTCTGATCCTCCAGGACGCCCAGGATGGCGTCTGCCAGAGCCAGCACCCAAGGGTCCTGGCGGTACTGCTGGGGAAGATTACGCACCAGCTCCATACCGGATGCTCACCTCCCCCAAAACGGCCGCCTGCCGCTCCCTGATGGCCACATTGGCGGTGGCGCCATTGACCGTCAGTCCAGATACATCCTGCACACCGTCCGCCTCCAGGATGGCTGCGTTGATCCGGGCGTAGCTCACATAGTTCTGGGTAAAGGCAATGCTCTTGAGATAGTCCGCCACCACCGCTTTAACGGCCGCCGTCACCGCCTCCTGCTCCGCGTCGGGCAGCGTCTGCACCGTCATGGAGAGGGTCAGTTCCACAGCCTCCGCCCCGCTCACATAGCAATAAGCGCCGATGGGGGCCTCTCCCTCTCCCAAGCCCTTGCTGCCGGGGTCGATATGGGTCTGGACCCGTTCCACCAGCTCCCCGTCTGCCGGATGTCCGTCCACATCAATGAGCACCACGTCCACGGTATTGTCCCCGTGGCCCAGGGGATAGATCTGCACGCCACCCACGCCGGTGACCTCCAGGGCCCAGAGTCGGTAGTGGTACTGGTTTCCGCTGGTGGGCGGTGTCTGCAGCCGCAGGATATAACGCTCATAATAGGCCTCGTCAGTCTCGGCGTCATAGCCTCCGGTGAGCGCGTCCGAATTGGACACCGACACGATACCGGCGATCTGCACCGGCATCATGGTGACGCTCCCGGCAGGCAGGTTTCCAGCCGCCCCCGGCGTGGTGCAGCGGATGGCAACCTCTCCGCTGCCGGTGATGTCCACGGTGGCCGTGGCGGCAAACTGGATGCCCCCGGCGGACTCAAAGAGATCCCCCTCATTGACAGTGCCGTTGCCCGTCACCTGGAGGATGCCGGATGCGCAGGTGGGCGGGTTGCGCACAAGGCCGGACCGGCTCTTGACGTAACGCTCCAGCTCCTCCCCGGTAAGGTTGGCGGGATCCAGCTTGGCCGCTGTCTCCTGCAGCTGTGCCTCCAGTTCCTCCATCGGGATCGCGGCCGCCGCCAGCAGGTCATAGGTGGGGAACCCTACGGTTTTCTGGTAGCTGTCCGGCATCGCCTCCAGCATGGTTTCCAGGGTCTCAGACATCCGCGCTCACCTCCACAGTCTCCGCGTCGTACAGCACCGCCGTGAAAGCCACATGGCAGCGGCGCCCCTGCCGCGTCACCTCAAAATCCCGTATCGCCCGCACCGCCGGGCAATAGGAAGCCGTCTCCCGCACATTGCGCTCGATCTCCGCCGCGATCAGGCCGGAGGGCAGCTTGCTGCCGATCATCTGCCGGTCCACGCCGATCCCGGCCGCGCCGGACTCCGTCCTATAGATGGGCACCCGGTTCGGCTGCTGCCGCAGCATCAGGTCAAACCACTGCCGCACCGCCTCCCGCCCGGTGCGCTCCACCAGGGCGCCGTCCACCAGCAGGAACCGGCTGGTTTCGCTGTCGAAGGCCGGTACCCGCCCGATCTCCTCCACCGCCTGGGCCGGGATACGCCCCGGCACCGTCGGAAACATCTCCGCCATCACAGATCACCTCACATCCAACGCTTCGTCCGGCTCGGACAGCCGGCCTAAAACCACCACAGTCTTGCCCATCCAGCAGCAGCACACCCGGTCCCCGGATTTCCAGGCCTCCAGCTCCAGATGTCCGCTGTCCGCGTCCCGGTAAAATCCCTGGGCGCAGAACAGCGTTTGCAGCGGCGCCGGCGGCGCCATCACCTCTCCGCCGAACAGGGAGACGGTCAGCGGATTGACGGATACCACCGTCCCCTCCAGGATCTCCGTCCTGCCCGCTCCCCGCCCCAGGCCCCGCAGCTCGCGGGCCAGCTCATAGTCCCATGCGCCCATGCTGTCCTCCTCAAACGGTAATGGCGTCCCCGCTGCCAGCGGCCCGGGGGGATTGGGGGTCCTCCACCGTCAGACTCATCAGGTGGGGGTGTCCATAGCGGTGGGTGACGCCGGTGACCCGCTGCACCCCGGTCACGCCATAGCTGTTTTGCCGGAATTGCAGGAGGATACCGCTCTCCACCTCGTCCGCCCCCCAGATTTCATCCACAGACCGCTCCCGGGCGATCCTGTCGCCCTGAGCAAGCAGCGTTTGGAGCCGCTGTCGCGCCTGGGCGGTGTTCTCATCTCCGGAAAGGGTCTCCACCGCCTGCAGCAGGCCGTATTTGGCAATGCTGGCGCTGTTGTACGCACGTCCCAGCGTCTCAGCGGACTCTCCTCCGGCGGCCAGCACCACGCTGTTGGTCAGCTCGGCCATGGAGTCCGATCCGCTGACGCTGCCCTTTGCCAGGGTGATGTCAAAGGCCCCCAGATTTTCCGCCGGCTTGTGGTAGGCAATGATGGGGACGGTCGGCAGCGGCCCCACCTGCAGAGCGCCTTCCCGGACTCGCCGGCGGTAGGTGAGTCCCGTCTCCGCAGAGCAGATGGCCAGGATGTCCTCCAGGATCTGCTCCGGGGTGGACCCTACCCACACCTGGGAGATCCGGGTGGGCGGCAGGTCGATGGTTCCGGCGGCGATCCCCGCCTTGGCGCACATCCGCCGCACCGCGTCCGGCGCCGCCGCGTCCGCCAGCTGCAGGATGATCTCTGATTTAGTCAGATACCATCCCATGTCGTTGGCGGTCACCGCGCCGTCCAGCCCCACGGTGAGGATCACGCCGGAAAAGACCTCCCGGCCGTGGTTCACAACCCGCAGCTTGTCTCCCGGCTCGATGCCGTACCAGTGCATATACTTGTCCCGGTTGTTGTTCCGCACCGCCGTGAAGGTCAGCTCCACGCTGAGGGCGTCCAGCTCATCCCGGGCCTCCGGCTGGCTGACCGCCCTGGTGATGTCCGTCACCGTGCTGCCCTTGCACAGCAGGAAGCGGTGGTCGTCCACGTACTGCGTTCCCATGGCCCCTCCTCACTTCGCGCCGGAGACGAAGCGGTATTCCCGCAGCGTCAGGCTGTAAGAGATATCCCCGTTCCGCTTGACATGCCACTCGAATTGGTCCACCGAGCAGGGGCTGTTCATGCGGCAAACGCCGTTCCCATCCAGAATGATGATCCGGAACGGCAGCATCCTGGGGCGGTTCCGCTCGAAGAAGTCCACATACTTCCACCCGTCTGTCCAGGCGTCTGCCGGCATGAAGCTGTAACGCCGGCCCACCGGGAAGAAGCTGGCAATGGACATCTCCCAAAGGCCCATAGGCCCCAGGGTGTTGTAATCTCCGGAAAGGCCCTCATAGGTCCCGTTGTTCTGGGGGAGCTGGGGCCCGAGATCCGTCGGGACCGCGGGCAGCACCGCCACCTCCTCGTTGTTGTTGATGGATAGGATCACCTGGTACATGGAGCCTCCTCAGCTGTTCCGCAGCGCCCGCAGGAGCTTTTGAGCAATGGTTTCTCCCAAGCTCTCCGCGTAAGCCTGATTGCCGATCACATTGCCCTGGACCGTCACATAGACCTGCACCGTCGTGCCGCCAACCATGCGGCGGGATACGTCGTGGGGGATGATCTGGGTGCCGCCGGGCAGGCGCATGATCTCGCCGCCCCGTTCGTTGACCCGGGTCCAGCCGCCGGGGAAGTAGCTGGTGCCGGTGGCGTGGCCGGTGACCTTGTCGATCACCCAGCTGCCCGCGCCCTTGATCCCCCGGTAGATGCTGCCGATAACCGGCACGCTCTCGATGGCGCCGTCCAGAGCGGACAACTTGTCCCCGATCCAGGAGAAGAAGCTGCCTACTGCCTCTTTTGCGGAGTTGAACGCCCCCACGATGCTGTCCTTGATCCCACCGAACACGGTCTTGATCCCGTCCCACAGCTCTCCGGCCTTGGCCTTGACCTTGTCCCAGTTGGCGACCAGCAGCGAGATCGCCGCAATGGCCGCAACGATTGCCAGGACAACCGGATTCGCGGCGACGATGGTCCCCACCGTGGTGGCAAACAGCTTCACGGTCTTGATGGCGTTCATGACACCGCTGGCAAACTGCGCCACTTTCACAAGGGCCAGAGCGGTCCCCAGCCCTACCACCCATCGCTTGATAGTATCGCCGTGGTCCAGCACCCACTGGAAGGCGTTGCCCGCCATCTCTCCGGCCCTGGCCAGCCCCTGATCCAGCTTTTGCGCCAGGGCGTCCATCGTCCCGTCCTGGCTCCACTCCTGGAATTTAGCCAGGACGCTTTCCGCACGGTCGTTCAGCCAGGCCAGGGCGGAGCCCGCCCGGATGCTGCCGTCCTCCTGTACGCCGAAAAGACGCATGAGGCTGTTTTTCGCAATGGCGCTGGCATTGCCCAGCTTCGCCGTCATGGCGGAGAGGGCCGCCTGGTTCTTCCGGGCCTGGACCAGCTGCTCGTTGTTCCGGTAGAAGGCGTCCGCGGCGTCGTCATAGCTGCCGGTCAGCGTCTCCAGGAGGATCCGGTTCCGCTCCGCCTCGCTGGAGGTCCGCTCCAGCCGTTCGTTCATCTTGTCCTCGCTGATCCCCACCCAGTTCAGGGCGTCCGCCAGCACGCCGGTGACCTTGCCCACCTTGGCCGTCTCGTTGGTGGCCTCGATCAGCCCCTCAATGGGCAGGCTGTCGCCGAAGGTGCCGCTGACGCCGGCGGCCACCCGGGTCCACTTTGTCACATCCTGCTCGTTCTGGACCAGCTTGCTCAGCAGCTGGCTGGCCTCCGTGGCCGTGTCCGTGTCTCCCAGGATCTGATAAAACTCATTGTAGGCGGTGGCCGCGGTCTCCGCGCTGTATCCCGCCGCCTCATAGGCGGTATTCAGCTTGCCCTGGGCGATCCGGTAATCCTCCGTGGCGCTGTCCATAGCCAGAAACGCCGCCGTTACGGCGCCGGCGGAGGCGGCGCCCCACTTGACAAAGCTCTTGGTGGCGCTGCCCAGGGCGGAGACGGCCCGGTTTTTGAAGGCCACCACGCTCCGGGTGGCGCTCTCCATCTCCCGCGTGACGCCCTCCGTGTTCCGGGCCACCCGGATCAGGCCGCCGGACATGTTGTCCCGCAGGTTGAGAATGGTGTTGATGACTCTATTCGCCATGCCGCCCGCCTCCCGTCAGCGTCCGCGCCACCGCCGCCTGCAGCAGCGCCGCCTGCTCCTCGTAGTACAATGCCCGCGCCCCCTGCAGGAAGCCCCGTTCCGCCGGTGTGGCGGCCGCCAGCACATCCAGCGGCACGCCCCGCACGGCGTAAAACGCCATCAGCTCCAGCAGGGGGTCGCGGGCAATCAGTTTTTTACCGTCTCAAGCCCCGGGTCCGCAGCCGGCTCCCCGTCGGAGCTGGTATCCTTGGCGCTTTTCGGCAGCGGAGGGAGCAGTCCCAGGAACCGCAGCGCCTCACCGCCCAGCTGGTCCTGATCCACTGGCGTGAACAGGGCGTCCAGGATGCCCATGGGGTCCTCGTCCACGCCCAGCTCCTTCTGCAGCTCCCGGTCCTGCAGCTGGGGGCAGCACACGTACAGAGCGTGGTTGCCGCAGCGCAGCGCCGCCAGAGCGTCCTGGGCGTTGCCCAGTTCACCGTATAGCTCCAGCACCGCCTTCTGGGGCGGCATCCGGGCTTCCAGCCCCACGCCGGTGCCGGGAATGGTCAGCATCCCAACCTTCAGCTTGTCGCTCTCCCGCTGTTCCCGCCGGGCCACCAGCTCGTCAAATGTGATTTTCCTGCTCATGAAATCGCCTCCAGGTTCTTCCACCGCTCCGCCTTAAAGGGGAGCTCCCGTTCCACGGCCTTTTTCGCCTCAATATTGGCCAGGGCCACTTCCGTGAACACCACACCGGAGACGCTCCACCGCTCTGTCTGCCTGCTCACCGGGTTGGTAAGAGCTGTGATCAGCACGATGTCCGGCATGATGCCGGTCCGGTACCCTTCCACAATGGCGGTCTCCAGCGTGCTGTCCTGTTTCTTGTCAGTAATGGTGCCCTCGATGGCGTATCCGTTGTAAATCGGGAACGTCCCGTAATCCCCGCAGAACGCGCCGTCCTCGAAATCGCCGGTGACCTTCACTTCGATCTTGGTGGCCAAGTCATCCCGGGCGCCGTTGATATACGCCTCGCTGCAGGACCCGTGCAGCATTTTCTCTGTTTTCTTGCTCATACGTCCTCCTTACATCAGGGTGACGGCAAACTCCAGGCCGCCCATGCAGCCCAGGATCTGCACGTCTCCCGCCAGATAGACCATCCGCTTGAACGGCGTCGCCATCACGGTGGCGTCGTCCCAGTCCGCGGCCTCCGCCTTCCCGGACCCGATCCAGGCGTTCCGCTGGGCGGTCACGTCGATGCCGGCCTTGTTGTCGTGGTCCGGGTTCAGCACGTAGTTGCTGGCGGCAGCCGCCAGTGTATCGAAATAGTAATTGACTGCGGAGATGAACAGCATCTGGTTGGCCTTGCTGTTGCGGTACTTGCCCAAGTACTCGTCCCGGAATGTAGCGGTGATGTCGTCCCGCAGCATATCCATGGCCTCCACGGTCTCGATGTACTGCATGTCCTCCGTCAGGGTGGTGCCGTTGGTGGTGGTCAGGGCGTTCACATCCACGCCCACCCGGACCTCGTCATCGTCATTGATCAGCAGGAATTTTCCCGCTCCCACCACGGTATCCGGATCCTCCGGCACCGCCACCCGTGTCAGATTCGGACACAGCTTGTTGGTGGCGCCCTGCTCCACGTTGCAGGATGCCAGCAGGCCCGCCAGAGAGGCGCAGTATTTCTCGCCGCTCGCCTCTCCCCGGGTATCGGCAAAGGTCACCTTCTCGTTGCTGAGGTTGACAATGTGCATGGAGTCCGGCGCCGCGGCCTTGAAGCAGACGGCCTTCCAGCTCTTGTATGCCTTCTCCTGGGCCTTGATCCAGCTGGACAGGTCCGTCCAGTCGTCGCTGCTCCCCTCCGCAAAGGTCACCCAGCCTGTCTTTTCATACTGGGTGAAGATTGCCGCCGCAGCCGCCAGATCGTCCGCGGTCTTGATCTTCACCACGCTCACCCGCAGCGGGCCGAAGGACAGCGCGTCCTTGATATACTGCTGGTTGGCGGGGGTGAACTCCGTGTCGCTCACCTGGGTGGCGTCTCCGTACTGGAAAAACGTCTTTCCGGTCCCGGCGGTGTCGTCCCGCACGATCAGCACCGCGATCCCCCGGGCGGACCGCTGGATGAACGATGTAGCCAGCTGTGTGAATGTGACCAGAATTTTCGGCAGTGTTACAGCCATTTCATGTTACCTCCAAATCCAAATTCAGCTCTTCCATGGGCTCTGCGTCCGCCTTCGGCACTGGCTCCGTCAGCGTCAGCTCCAGCGAGGCCACCAGCACGCCGTCCGTCACGGTAAAGGAAACGCCTTCGTCAATGCCCAGATAGGTGTCCTCCACCGTGATCCCGTCCAGAAATGCCTCCCCGATGGCGCTGCGCACCGCCAGGTTCTCCAGCTTGGGCCGGTCCCGGTCCTTGGCGAAGTAGTACAGCCGGAAGGTCACCGTCCGCTCCCGACCGGAGGCCAGGAGCCGGGTGTCCGATCCGTCCTCCAGCTCCACCTTGCCTCTGGGCCGGATGATGGGCTTGGACACGTCCTCCGCCACCAGCTTGGCGCCGGTGCCGGCGGCGTCCAGGGCCGTTTGATACCGTGCGCAGATTGCCCGATTGACCGCTTGTAAAGAGATCATAGGTTTCTCACCGCCTCGTCCAACAGGTCATCCAAATCCATCAAAAACTGCGGCTCGAAGTCTCTGGCAGCGACCTCAAAAACGTGGTGTCCCTGCACAAACCCGACTTCCCGGCCATCATGTGTCACCATCCGGTGCCCTTCTTCAATCAGGTGTGCGTGTGGAGCGTAGGAGTACACACGGATTGCTTGAGATCCTTGATAGCTGTACACCTTTCCGCGCTTGATGGATTTCAGGTAATTTCCCGTCTTTTTTCCAAGCCTTCGTGCGCCGTTCACAGTTTGCTTTCTCAGTTTGTTGGCCTCTTTGCGCAAGAAAGGCTTCTGTTGCCGGCGCAGTCTTTCGCCGGATTGTCCAAGCTGTGCGGCAAATGCCGCCAGAGCTGACGCATCAAAAGCTGCGCGTGCCATCTTCGATCACCAGCCTTGCATAAAGATCCAGGAAACCGCTGTCCCGGTAATTGGGGTAAAAATATTGGACCTCGTAGACCTGCTCCCGGAAGCGAAGCCGCAGGTCCGTCGTCAGGTTCGGGATGGAGGCCCGGCGCACGGTGATCCGGTGGGTCACTTCCGCCCGCTCCATGTCTCCCTCAACGGTCTCGCCCCGCCCGGCCGTGGGCACGATTTTGGCCCACACCCGGCGCTCCGCCTCATAGTCGTATGTCTGCTCTCCCAGCGGGTTGATCCGCCCGGTCCGGCGAAGCACCTCCACCCGGTTCCGCAGATCCCCAGCACTGACAACCGCCATAATTTTCTCCTTCTTCTCTTGACATTTCACGATACCGTGATATAATAATCGTTAGAAAGGGGGACACAAATATGCCTGTGATTGCTCGCTTTTATGGTATGACCATCAAGATGTATCTGCTGGGTAAGGAACACAATCCGCCGCATATCCACGCACTATACGGTGACTATAACGGCGTCATTGATATCCAGACGCTGGATATGCTAGAGGGGGATCTTCCAGGCAAGGGGCTGGCCATGGTTCGGGAGTGGATGGCCGCGCACCAGCAGGAACTCTTGGATATGTGGAATACACAGAACTTCCGGACGCTGCCCCCGCTCGTATGAGCGGGGTGCGGTCCGATACAGCACAGAAAGGAGTGGTCCCATGTTTCACAAGATCAAATCCGTGACCCCTTTGGAAAATTACAGGCTTCTGGTCCACTTCACAGAAGGCTGCTGCCGGGAATACAACATGACCCCGCTGATCCAGCGGATGCCTGTTTTTGCCCCCCTGCGTGACGTTCCCGGCCTGTTCAGTCAAGTGCGCACTGACCCCGGCGGCTATGGTGTCTCTTGGAATGATGATATCGACATGGACGGCTCCGAGCTCTGGGAAAACAGTGTGCCTGTGTCCTCACCTTTTGACAGTCTCCTGTCCTTTGCAGATGCTACAGAACTCTGGGGGCTGCACGAGAGTACGCTCCGAAAGGCAGTCGCCTATCACAAACTGGTGGAGGGTGTAGACGCACAGAAATATGGCAAGCAGTGGATTGTCACCCGAAACGCAATGGAGCGTGAGTATGGTCCCGCCCCCCAGAGATAGCGTCACACCTGCCTCTCCGCTGTTCCGCAAAAGGAGAAATTCTCATGAAACAAGCCTATCCCATCATCCTGACGCCGTCCGAAAACGGCTATGTGGTCTACGTGCCGGACCTGGATATCAATACGGAGGGGAAGGATCTCGCCGACGCCATCGACATGGCCGCGGACGCTATCGGCCTCTGGGGGATCTCCGCCCGAGATCTGGGCCGCGAAATTCCGGCGCCCTCTGCGGCGCTTCCCGTCTGTGCGCCGCCTCAGACGGCGGCCTATGCCATGGTGGACTTTGATACTTACCACGGCGATCCCGTATGATTGCCCCGCCGCCCCGGCCTCCGCCGGGGCGGCCCTTTTTATGTGTCCGATTCGGACACCGGCTCCGTGGCCTGCAGCTGCAGGAAGGTCCCCCGGTATTCCCGGTTGTCGGTCAGCGCCGAGCCGCTGACGGTGGTGCCCCGCTTGTCATAGGCGTCCAGGACCAGGGCGTTCACGCACAGGTCGTACTGGGCCCGCCTGGGCGTGTCCGCCTCCGGCTCAGAGATGTCAGCGCCCGCCAGATACGCGACAGCGGAGAGATACAGGGTCTTGAGCAGGTCCTCTTCTCCGTCCTCCAGCACGTCGATCCGGCAGTAGGCCATGAGCCGGGCCCTGATCGTCTCGCTCCAGGTCGTCATGACTTACACCACCAGCTGCCAGCTGTTCTCCGGCGGCCGGTACATCGGCCGCACAACGGCCACCACGGCGCAGTCCACCTCCGCGCCGGCATCATGCTGGAAGGTGACGCCCACATAGCGGCCACGGTCTCCCCGGACCCTGTAGCTCACCACGGCAAGTCCGGGATCGGAGCCGGATGCGGTAAATACCGTCTCTTCCGCCTCCTCCGGGCTGGAGCCGCTGGCGTCCGCGGAGGTCTGGACGCCCACCGTCAGCTTCTTCCCGCTGGTGAGGGCACCGGTGTAGATCAGGAATTCCACGCTGTCCACGCCGGCGGTGTCCACAAAGGCGCTGGCCTTATCTGTGGCCGTAGCCACCGCCTGGGGCGCGAATACGTCCAGGTACTGCACTTCTTCACAAATCCGATTCATACTGTCCTCCTCCTTATGTACGGGCGGCCAGCGCCACAAAGGGGCTGCGGGTCTTGGCGCTGTTCTTGATCTTCAGGGGCTGGGTCACCTTGGGGGCACCGTTGCAGCGGAACACCATGCGGAAGCAGTTCTGGTCCGTCAGGAACTCCACATGGATGGACCAGTCCTGCTTTGCGGTACCCTTGCTCAGCAGGATGTACTGCATCGGGTCCACCAGCATGACGTCGCCCTTGCTGCCCAGAGCGGGGCAGCTGTCCTCAAACAGCACCGGCTTGTTCAGCACCCGCTGGGTGTCGAAGTTGCCCAGGCCGCCCTCCGGGTTCCAGAGGAACTTAGCCGCCTCGCCGCTCTGGATGGCCAGATACGGCAGCTGCTCCTCCAAGTCCGGATGCATCAGCCACACCATGCGGTCCCGGCCCCGGGGCATGGCCCGGGCCTGCATCTTGATGACGTTGGCGCCCTGGAACGTTCCGGCGGCCTGGCTGGACTCCTTGTCCACCACGATCACGGCCCCGGAGTTCAGAAGGCCCAGGGGCTTGCCCACGCCGTCGCCGGAAATGACGCTCTCCGTCAGCAGCCGGTCCGCCGCCAAGGTGAAGCCATTGCCCACAAAGCCGGTCAGGAAAGCGGCGTCCTGCAGCATCTCGTCCGTGCAGTAGCAGAAGCCCATCATCTTCTCCAGATCCAGCTTCATCTCCCGGAACTGGGGCTTGCTGGCCGCCACCGTGGCGCCCTCCGCCGCCCAGAACATCTGAATGCCGCCGAACACGCTGGTGGAGATATCCGTCTCGTCTGCGTGCAGCCACCGCATGGCGTTGGCCGCGCTGGAGCAGGTGTACCGGTCCAGCCGGTTCAGGAGGGGGCTCTGCCGCACGGCGCTCTCCAGGATCGCCCCGGCGAAGTCCTCCTGGAGGGCGAAGCCGCCGTCCGGGCCGTTGGTGCCGGTGACGCCGGCGGCATTGTTGACCTTCTCCAGACGTTCGTCCGCCACCAGGCCCTTCCGCAGGTCATAGACGGCCTTCAGCTGCTCGCCCAGGGTGGCAAAGGGCTTCACGGCATCCTTTTTCCCATCCTTGGGCTTTCCGGTCCCCTCGTCGTGGAGGATGCCGTCATACTTGCCATCCAGGGGGACGGCGTGCTTCCGGCTCTCGTCCAGCAGCCGCTCCACCGTCTGAATCTGCTTGTTGATGCCCTCCATCTGGTTCGCCAGCTGATTGGCGTCCTCGAACTTGCCCTCTTTTACCAGGGCCTGGGCCTGTTCGTTGAGCTTGGCCTTGCTGGCCCGCAGCTCCGTGATCTTCTCCATGTAGTCCATAATCGTCCTCCGTATTCTCAGTATTTTGCAAGCGTCCCCAGCCGGGCCAGGATGCGCTTTGCCTCACAGTCTCGCGCGGCGGCCTCCCGGTCCTCCGCCACATGGCGCCGGTACCGTTCCCGCATGGCCGCCGTCAGCCGGATGCGGCCGGCCGCCGCCACGAATGCCGCCGGGTCCCCCTCCGGCTCTGTGACGCCTTCCAGCGCCACGATCTCGTCGATCAGGCCGTATTCCATGGCCTGGGTGGGGGTGATCCAGATATTTTTATCCATCAGGGAGATCAGCTCCTCCCGGGAGCGGCTGCCGCTCCGGGCGGTGTACATTTCGAGGATGCAGTCCCGGGCATTCCGCAGGGCCTCCGCGCTGCGCCGCATCTCATGGTAGTCTCCATCGGTGGTCCCGCTGGGGTTGTGGTAGCATAACAGCGCCCCCGGCTCGCTCTGAATGACGGAGCAGGCGGACACCGCCAGGGTGGCCGCGCTGGCGCCGTAGCCCTGGAACAGGGCCGTGGTCTTGCCCTGATACCGCCGCAGTATGGAGCGGATCTCCGCGCCCACCGTCATGTCTCCGCCCGGTGAGTTGACCAGGACGGTCACCTCGTCCCCGCCGGCGGCCTCCAGCGCCGCCCGGATGTCCATGGGGGCCGTGATGTCCCGGAACCCCCACCAGCGCAGGACGTCGGCGCTGTCATCATCCCAAAGCTCTCCGCGAATTGAAATATCAACCATTTGTCGGCTCTCCTTTCGCCACGGACTCCATGGAGCCCAGGTTTTTTGTGATGAAGAACGTCTGCCCCCAGCCGCCGGGGATAGGCGCCCGCTCCTCCAGGGCCCGCGCCTCGTCCGGATTCAGCATACCGTTCTGGATCATCGTGGTCAGGAACTCCGCCCGGCTCTTGTCGTCCCCGCGCAGCAGCACCGCCGGGTTCCCCTTGAAGTACAGGCCGTCCGCCCGCTGCTGCCGGAACAGGCACTTGTAGGAATTTTCCTGTTCCCATTGCACGATGTAGGGCATGAGCACATCCGTGACGAATACAATGCGCTGCTGCTGGTTACTCTCAAAGCTCTCCTTGCCGCTCTGCAGCATGGACTTGGGCACTCCGGAGAAGCGGGCCACCTCCTCCACGCTGAAGGTCCGGCTCTCGATGTACTGGCTGTCCTTCTGGTTCAGCCCGATGGGCGTGTACTTGTATCCACGACCAAGCACCGCCACCTTGAAGGCATCGTCGCCGTAGGGGTTGTATTTGGAAAACTCGTTTCGGACCCGGTCGCGCTCTTCCTTTCCCAGGTCCGTGTCCACCTCCACAATCCCGGAGATCATCGCCCCGTTCTGGTAGAACTTCCGGCCGTACTGCTGGGCGGCGCCCTCCGCGCCGATGGTCTCCCGGGCCAGGTTCAAAAAGCCCCGGCCCCGGATGCCGTCATAGCTCTCAAAAAACAGGAAGCTCAGCTCATACCCCGTGAAGGTCCGGAACTCTCCGTCCACGCTGTAATCGTAGTAATACTGCCCCGTTGTCTGGTCCTGCCGGATGGAGCAGCAGTCCGAAGGGAGGGGGATGCGCTCCAAAATCCGTCCGTCTGGCCCGCGCCGGTTCCATACGGCGCCGAAGCCATGCCAGAAGGCGTTAGACATGACTGTGCGCCCCAGCATGTAGGGCGTCCGGTCCACGCTTGGGCGGAGCTTGAAAACAAGGTCCAAGTCAGGATCCTGGACCGGCTCCCGGGCGTCTCCGTTCTTGCGGTAGAGGGAGAAGGGGATCATGCCGAAGTCGTTGCACAGGATGCGGTGGGCCGCCGCCACGGGACTCAGCCGCTCCGCGCCCCGGATGCCGGTGTCATACGGCCCGCCGGAGAGGAAGATCTTCCGGAATTGCCGGTTAAGGTCCTCCCATGACAGGCTGCCGTACTCCACCGCCCGCGGGCGGCGCATGGCATTGCGCAGCAGCATTCCCTCACCTCCTTCCGGCGGACCGGGCCACCACAAGCGCGTAGACCGTCAGGCACGCGCCCGCTGTGGCCAGGGCAGCCGCACAGCCGGCGGCCAGCGCCGCGGCAGCCGTAAAACAGCCGCTTCCGGCCAGGAGCAGCAGATCCTCCAGATACAGCCCCAGCAGATTTGCGGCCTTTCTTCGCCGCGCCTCGCGCCGTTCCCGGCGCTCCTCGTTTGTCATAAGCCCCAGTCCTCTCTCAAATGTCGCGTGTCATAGGTGTGCTTGGTCCGCATAATCATCCAAACCGCAATCGAAATGATCGCCGCCACGGGGGGATCAATGCGGCCGATGGATTTATTCTTGAGCGGCTTGATGTTCCCGTTCCCGTCCACGTGGCATCGGACATTCCCAAATGTCCAACGGAAACAGGTGTTGTGGACATGCAGCAACTGGTGCCGGGTCATCAGATCGTCCATCTCCTTCATCGCCGGAGACATATTCCGCAGGTCCTGGGGGATCTCCATGACCGGAACGATGGGCTCCAGCCGCTGGGTGATTGTCCGGCTCAGATAGGGGTCAAAGCCCACCATCCGCAGGTCGTAGTCCTCCCGGGCCTGCTGGATGGCTTCCTCCACATCGCTGTAGTTGATGATGTCTCCATCACACAGCTGCAGAAACCCGGCCCGGGCCCAGTCCCGATAGGGTACATGGTCCCGCCGCTCCGCCTCCTCCGCCGTGGCGCCTGGACGCCAGATGTAAGGCAGCAGCACCGCCGTTTCTAGCCCTGGCTGGGGCGGGAACAGCAGCACAAAGGCCGTCAGGTCCTTGCTGGTGGACAGGTCCACGCCGCCGTAGCAGAGCTTCCCCTTCAGCTGTTCCAGCCAGGCGGTCCGCTCGGCCCGCTTGCTGGGACCCCACTGGGTCTTGTCGTACAGCGTCAGGGAGATCCAGCTGACCGCCTTGACGCTGATCCACTGGTTCAGGCGCAGCCAGCGGAAAAGTTTCTCACCGGCCTCGCTCCGGCGGGCCTCCATGGCCTCCAGCCGGATGTTGCGCAGACTCAGGTGCTTGCCCAGCGACGGGTTGCACAGGAACCAGAGCTTTTCGTCCCAGATGTCCACGGCCGCCAGGTCATCCGGATCGTCTCCGTACATGGCGGTCAGGCCGTAGAGGATGGGCAGCCAGTTGGGCATATCCTGAGCCAGCAGGTCGGCCTCGGCCTGTGGAAGATCTTCGGCATCCACGTGGCGCAGGGACAACACCTGCCGGGGATCTCCGCCATTGTCCAGGATGCGGCGCAGCTGCCGGGCGTCCCGAATGGCTACGGCCTTCTGGTGGATTTCCCAGCCGATGGAGGTGCGGTCCGGATCATCACCCGCCGTAGTCAGCACGATCCACACCGGCTGCTTCCGACCGGAGCCGGCACCGGCGGTCATGACGTCCCACAGATCTCGGTTGGGCTGGGCATGGAGCTCGTCAAAGATCACGCAGCTGGGCTTGTAGCCATGCTTGCTGTACGCCTCGGCGGACAGGACCGCCATCACGCCCACCACGATCCACTTGTGCCCGCCGTTGCCGGTGCGGACCCGCTGGCGGTATTCGATGCGTTTGCGGCTCTCGATGATCTTCAGCTCTCCCCGGGCCACCATCTTGGCGGTCCAGGGGGCGGTGGTGAGCATAAACACCGCGGCATTGTACACGATACTGGCGTTCTCTTTATCGGCAGCGCACACATAAACTTCCGCATTGAGCTCTCCATCCGCAAACAGGTGGTAGAGGCCTAGTGCCGCCGCCAGCTCGCTCTTGCCGTTTTTCTTGGGGATCTCCAGGTAGAGATACCAGTACTTCCGCAGCCGTTCCCCAGTGTCCAGGTCATCCTCCATGGTGCCGTAGAAGTCCATGATGGCATCCCGCTGCCATTCATAAAGCTGGAATGGCTGTCCAGAGTCAGTGGTGGGAAGCCTGGAAACAAAGTCACAAACGAACTTGCCAGCCGCTTTGTCCTGGATGGTTTCCGCGGTCGCTGTCACGGTGGGCATTCCGCCGCCTCCAGCGCCGCCGCCTGCCGGGCCCGGAGCTGCCGCGTGAACTCATCGATGCCGTCCTCCGGTCCGGCTTTTCCGGCATTCTGAAGGGGCGTCGGGATGACGATCCGGCACCGAGCTGTGACGGAGAGCCCCATGGACTCCGCACATTGGCGGACCTGGCGAAAGTAGGTGTTCTGGGTGCTTGCCCATTTCTGGGCCAGGTTCTCATCCTTATCGCGGATGGCCTGGGATGCCAGCTTGTCCGCCCGGAGCCACCGCTCCCGGGCCAGGAAGTACTGCCCCAGCACATCCCGGTCCAGTTCGGAGTAGAGGCCGGCCGCCAACAGAATTTCTCCGATCTCCCGAAACTCCTTGTGCAATTTCTTCGGCAGCCAAAGGGGAGGGACCGCCGCTTCAGGTGGCGCCACATAGACCTCTTGGTCCCGCCTGGCATCAGCCTCCGCCGCTGTCAGGTGTTTTCGTCCGTTTGCTTCCACAAGTGCTGTGGGTTGCCGTTTGCCTGCCAT